CAGCCGCCGCCGGTTCATCAATTGGCTGTCCAAGGTCGAGGCGCCGCTCACCGAGCCGACCCCGCAGGTGGTCCGCCGGTCGGCTGCCGATGACTACTATGCGCGCATCGAGGCGCGCGTGGGAGGGATCAAGGCGTGAGCAACCTATTCGCCCTCGAAGAAGGAATCTCTGCGCCGATCACCGGCGGCGCCACCCTCTCGGCCTGCCGCAAGGGCGAAATCTCCGAGACGCTCTTTATTGCCGGCGCGATGGTCCACGACTGGGAAATCTTCACGCCCTTCGGCCACGCCCAGACGGCGGACGTGATGCTTACCCGCGCCAACGTCCGCCCAATCGCCATTCAGGTGAAGACCGCCACCCTCGACCGCGGCGCCTACCACGTCTCGGTCAAACGCGCGACCGGCGGACAGAAGGCCCGCCCCTACGAGATCCACGACTTCGACGTTCTGGCCGCCTACCTGCCCGACCTCAATCAATTCGTTTTCTGGACATTTGACGACATCAGCAACCGCGTCAGCGTCCGCTATGACCCAAACAAGCACCGGAAACCCGGCAACTGGGATTTGCTCAACGATGTTGCGGAATCGCTAACAAATTCTGGGCCTGGGACAGCCGTTGTCCCACCCCATCCTTAATACTCCCTAAATATTTATGAAACCCGCCAAAAGCACCAAAAAGGCGAGCGCGAAAGCGCCGAAAACCAACCTCCAAGTGAACATCGAGTATGTCGAGCAGATCGCCGACGAGAGCATCGCCACCATCATGGTCCTGCGCGCTCTGGTCCGCCAGCTCGCCGAAAAGCTGGAGGCGCAGCAATGAAGTTCAAAAACGGATGCGTCACCGAGGTCGAGCGCGGCGTCCCCGGCCTGCCCATGATCAACCACAAACTCATGCAGCACGCCTGCGACCGATTCCTCGCCAAGCGCGGACTCTACAACCCCGGGTTCCGCCGCTCCGAGTGGCTCTTCGGCCGCATGGCCATCGGCCAACAACGGAGGGCCGCCTAATGAGCACCATGATGTGCCCCGACCTAGTCGTCGGCGAAGTCGGCTTCGGCCCCAACTTGGACTTCGACCACGACGCCCAAGCCAAGGTCCGCGAGCTGATCCGCTCCAACAATCGGCTCATCCGCATCCTCAAGCGCTGCGTCAAGCCGTCCAACGAAATCGCCTCCGAGGCCCACGATGCCATTGAGGAAGCCATGGCCATTCGATGAGCACGCCCGTTGAACAGGCCCGCGCCATCGCGAGCGCCCGCCGGTTCCTGCTTGATCTGTGCATCCCCGGCAAGATCAAGCGGGTTCCGCGGGCCGTCCGCCTCGAGGCGCGCGCTCGCGTCAAACATATGCCCATGTCGTGGGATATGCCCCGCATCGTCGAGGACGACCTCGCCATGGAGGGCATGGAGAAGATGGAAGAATGGCACCGGAAGCAGTTTTGGGAAGAGTGCGGTGTCAAGCGGGAGGCGTACGAGCTATGAGCGCCGGCAAGGGCGACACCCCGCGGCCGGTCGATGGCAAGCGCTACCGGCGCAACTACGAGGCGATCTTCCTCAAAGAAGACTCGCTTTCCGACATCCTGACCAAGGTCCGCGAGCAGTTTCCATATCCCGATTGGATATGCGCGCCCTGCGGCGAGGCCCACGGCCGCGGCGCTCCCGCTGGCCACATCTCAACCTGGCACACCGACACCTGCGGCATCTGCGGCAAGGTCACCTCCGTCAGCGAACCCCGCGATTTTGGCCACCTAAAAAAATGGCCCATCCTCCCAAAAAACCCTTGATTCCCATGCCAACATTTGCCAACATATGCCAACAGATCACGCCACGACAGAAAGCCGCACCCCGTCATGGCCATTGAGCACCAACCGCCGCCACCACCCGAACACCACATCACACCATGGCTCGAAGAATCATTTCGCTTAGTCGATGCAGCCTGCGACCGCTGGGAACGTCGCCGCGCGGATTTAGCCCGGAGGAAGCGCAGCAATGAGCGCCGTGTTTGTCATAACGATTCAGCTTGTGCTGGTAGCCTTCATGGTGATCGCGCTGATCATCGGTAATGACGACGACTTCGGAGGACGCGCCTAATGATCACACCACATGACCCCAAGACCGAAGCCTACGTCCTCGGCGCACTGATGAACCACGGCGATCTCCTCGGCGAGATCCCCGAGCTGACCGACGAATACTTTTTCCGCCCCGACCACAAGACTGTCTTCAGCGCCATCAGCGAGATTGTCGTTGATGGCGGCACACCGGACTTGATCCAGGTCACCCGCCTCCTCGAAGCCCGCAACGAGCTGATCAAGGTCGGCGGCCCCGGAGCCGTCACCGAGATGATCGGCTCCGCACTTACCCGCAACATCGACTACCAGCTCGGCATCCTCCGCGACTACGCCGCCCGCCGCAAAATCATCGCTGCGGCCGACCGCATGAAAGCCGCCGCGATGGACACGACCCAAGACGCCGACGAAGCCCTCGCCGTGGCCGGAGCCAGCGTCCTCGACATCGACCTCGCCGGCAAGAGCGACAGCATCACGCCGACCAGCGCGATGATGTCCGACGCCTTGGCCGAGCTGCAGCGCGCCGTGGAGCACAAAGGCAAGCCCCGCGGCTTAGTCACCGGATACCGCACCTTTGACCTGTGGACCGGCGGCCTGCGCGAGGGTCAATTCATGCTCATCGCTGGCCGTCCCGCCATGGGCAAGAGCGCCCTGCTCGTCAATATCGCCGACAAACTCGTCAACCGCGGCGTTCCGGTGCTGCTCTTCTCCCTTGAAATGCTTCGTTTGGAGCTAATCCAACGCATCGTCTGCGCCCGCTGCTCGTTCGACAGCGCGCGGTTGAAGCTCGGCGACATCGACGCGCCGGAAATGCGCCGACTTGAGCATGAGCACATGCGCCTCGCCGGTCAGCCGCTCTTCATCGACGACGAAGGCGGTCTCAGCATTATGGATGTCCGCGCCCGAGCGCGCCGCGCCGTCAAAAAACACGGCGTGAAGCTCATCTTGGTGGATTACTTGCAACTTCTCAGCGCGAAAAACGCCCAATCCCGCGAAAACGAAGTCGGCTTTGTCAGCAGAGGGTTAAAGGCCATGGCTATGGAGCTGAAAATCCCAGTGATGGCCGCAGCCCAGCTCAACCGGCAGGCGGAGTCCCGCGGCGACAATCGCCCGAAGATGGCCGACCTGCGCGACAGCGGGCAGATCGAGGCGGACGCCGACATCGTCAGCCTGCTGTATCGCCCCGGCTACTATGACAGCGGCACCGACCCGCAGGAAACGCAGACCACCGAGTGGACGCTGGCCAAACACCGCGCCGGCCGCACCGGCATGATCCCGCTGGAATGGCATCCGCCGTATACCCGCTTTGACACCGTTAGCGACCGCTTCACGGACGAGCCGGATGTGCCGTGGGGACAGGAAAGGGCCAGCGACTTGTTCCCCGTCTCTCCGAAACTCATGGAGGCGATCAATGAATAGCCGAGCCAAGGGCGCCCGCGGAGAGCGCATGTGGCGCGACGAATTGCGCGAAGCCTTCGGCGACTCCGGTATCCGCCGCGGCCAGCAGTTCAGCGGCCTCGGCGACTCGCCCGATGTGGTCTGCCCGTGCCTGCCCGACTTCCACTTTGAGGTCAAGTTTTGCCAGGTCGTAAAAATCCGCGACTGGATGCTGCAAGCAATCCGCGACGCCAAGCGGAAGCTATTCCCGGTCGTCGCCCACAAGCGCAACGGTGAGGAATGGCTTATCACCCTGCGCGCCGCCGACTTCCTCACGATTGTCCGCCGCTCCGATTTTCCTGTCCAACCAAAAACACAACCAACCAACGCATAATATGCCAAATAAAACCATAACCACACCCGCCGGCATCGCCCGCTACCCTCACCTCAACCGCCCGGACAAGAAGTTCTCCGAGGTCGGCAACTACAAAGTGAACCTCGAAATGTCCTCCGAGGACGCCGAGCCGTTCATCAAACAGATCGAAGCCCTCTTCAGCGAATTCGTTGCCGAAAAGAAGCGCGAGTTGAAGAAAGACAAACTCAAAATCCACGCTGCGCCGTGGGAAGAGAACGACGGCATGACGCAGTTGAAGCTCAACGTGAAAGCGGTCGGCAAAAACAAGGAAGGCGAGGAGTTTTCGCGCCAACCCAAGCTCTTCAACGCCGCGGGCGAAGTCATTACCGACAACATCGGCGGCGGCTCCAAGCTCAAGGTGGCGGTCGTGCCCTACTGCTGGTACACGGCCAGCCTCGGCGCCGGCATCACCCTGCAGCCGAAAGCTGTGCAGGTGCTTGAACTTGTCACCTGGGGCGACGGCGGCAGCGCTGCGGCTTACGGCTTCGACGTTTCGGAGGCCAAGCCCGCCACGCGCAAGACCGGCACGGACGACGAAGAGATCACCTGGTAACCCTCATGCCGACCAAAAACACCACAAGGGGGGCGGCAAAACGCCGCTCCCCTTCCAAAGCCGCCAAGCCTGTTGAGCCGGATCGCTTCACCGAGGACGGACGCAAAATCGTCCGCCTCGAGAAGACCCGCGCCCACCAGAAGTATCCGTTGAAAGACGGCACCGACGTTCCCGGCGCCAGCACCATCGCCAAGATCGGCGAGGACAGCAGCGGCCTCATCCACTGGGCATGGAAGCTCGGCATGGAGGGTCAGGATTACCGCAAGGTCCGCGACAAGGCCGCCGACATCGGGACCATCGCGCACTTCCTCATTGAGTGCTTCCTCCACAACCACGTTGCCGACCTGTCCGAGTTCAGCCCCGCGGATGTTGAGAAAGCCACCATTGCGTTCAACAACTTCAAGCGCTGGTGGGACGAAGAAGGTCTCACCGTCATCGAGCCGGAAGTGCAGTTGGTTTCCGAGGAATACCTCTTCGGCGGCACCATCGACGCACCGTCCCGCGACCGTGATGGCAAGATCGTCCTCCTCGACTGGAAGACATCCAAAGCCATCGTTGGAGCGCACAAAGTCCAGCTCGCTGGCTATGAGCAGCTGTGGAACGAAAACCGCCCGGACATGAA